AAAAACATCAGGCATTGGTTAACCTACTCATTTGATTGTTCATATCTAAACAATCACCCATACACCATCTGGGAATTTCTACAACAGTGTCATAATCAAGGGGTGATAAATATTCTCTAATTCTGTGGTCCCAGACAAAACCCCGTTTTAAAAAGGTTATGTCTTTTTCCTCAACATAATTAAGATCAATTTCCCCTTTGGAAGCAGAGGTGTAACTAATCCCCAAAAACGCTAGCTCTTTCTGCATGGCTGGCATTGTCATTTTATGAATAGCCTTACCGCCAACACTAACAAGGCTATCATCACCATAGAAAGTACCACGCACACATGAATTATAATAATATAAATCACTTTCTACAGTGCGTAAATAAACATACCTATGCAAAGCCATATTGGCAACACAGTTTATTATAGAAGTGAGCGCATCTCCACTAGGATTACCTTGTTTAAACGAATAATACAAAGTATCAACTAGATGATTCGAAGCAAACAATGTTTTAATTAAAACATTACGAATTCTTTTGTTTTCATCACCATCATTATAAAAAGTATTAGCAGCTTTGGCCACTATCATGCCCAACTGTAAAGACAAGCTGGCGTCATAATGTGAATAATCTCCACACAAATAATGTTGCCCAACTTCATCTAATTTGTATTTTAAAAGGGTCCATTGCATAGAATCAGGATTTATACCAATGGCCATCTCCCCTGCAATTGGCGTATTCTGGCAATGTGCCATAAATAAACCAAAATACATACGGAGAACAACGGTTAAATCAAACGGCCCAACTTGAAAGACTCGTGTTTTAACATTATTAACTTTCTCAATAAGCCGAGTTTCATCTTTTAAGGTATCGACAAAGAAAGTAGGAGCAATAACTCCAAATTTAGCTTTCTTTATGCGATCATTCACATGAACCATCAACGCTTCAGAAGGTCGTAAAATCTTTTGCTTATTCCTCAACTCTTCTATAATAACCCAAGGAACCTTACTAGGCACTCCTGCTAATTTAATAAAAGGAAAACCTGCTGATGTAGTAACATCAATAGGACGCAATCCTGAAAAACCATTAAGAGCATCCTCCACACTTAGCACAAACTTATCCTGCACCAACCAAG